TTCTATTGTTCCACCTAATACTTCTGAATTAAATAGCACCACTTTCATTTTATCATTTTCTGATTGTTGTTTCTTTGCAATTAATATTTCTAATGTTATATTTTTAGCCATTTTTATATCCTCCTTATATCATATCTATATATCTAAAATGTGAAAAACTAAAAGGAACTTCTTCCTCTCTCAATGCTTTATTTTCAAATTTTAATGCCATTAATTCACTAATTGTAACACCTGTTAATTCAACTCTTTCTGCTCCATAAGCTGTTGGGTCATCTAGTTTTGCAACTATTTTAAAATCTGGCATATTACCATTTCTTATACCATCAGCCAATAACTTTCCAATGGTAGAGTCTATCTTATGTAATGTCATAGTTCCCTCACCAGTAAAGCCCATATATCTTTTTGACTTTCCTAGTTCTCCCATAATATCCACATCTTCATATTCTAATGTAACTTTAGCTTCAAAAGATTTTACAGAACCTAATTCTTCTCCATCTAGCCATACAGCACCAAATGAACCTCTTAAAATTTTATTTTTATCCATTTTATTAGCCATCTACCTGTCCTCCTTTTAGAACATATTAATTGTAAACTTAAAGTCCTCAACAGCATTTAATATCTTAATTTTAGCTTTCATAAATACTTTTTTCTTAAATGCAGTCTTTTTAACTTTTTCATCATCCCATTCTTCCACTTCTTTTTTACCTACTCCAAGCCATGCTAATCTTTGTGCTTCAACATCAACTTCTGAATAGTTATCATATTCTTTATCCAAAATATCCTCTTTTTCTAATTCTTTGAAATAAGCATTAATTGCAGTAAAGAATAAAACTTGATTATCATATTTGTTTTTATACTTACCTATCCATTTCTTGAATGTTGAGTAAATATCATCTCTCATTAAGTCCATAGATTCAATTATGATAATGTCTTTCATATCTTCAGTTTCATCTTGTGTAATTTCTTCTAAAGATGTACATGCTCTTGCTACTCTTATATCTCCTTCATCTTTATACAAACAGAAACCACCTTTATCAATAACATCATCTATTTCATCAAATATAGAAACTTCCTTTAAATTCCCACATAGAAAGCTAGTAGCTGATCTAGTCATTGGTAACCCTGCTAACATTCCTAAGATTGTTGGTACATATTGCCAACCTTCAACTTCTCCTCTATTATCTACAAATGTAACCTTGTCATTCATTAAATTTACTATGCCTTTGTTATCTGGCTTAGTAGCCTTAAATACAACAGCTTTATAAGTTTTGCCTGCTTTTCTTACTGACTTTATCCAAGAAACAAGAGTTGTAGTATCTCCATCTTTCCCATCATAAGCTAATCCTAACCAGTTAATTCTTTCTTGTGCAACTTTTTTAAGAGTGTCTGTAAGTGTTCCACTTCCAACATTGAACACAAACACCTTATTTGGTGTGTATTCAAAAGTGTCTTTTACTAATGCTACAGTATTTGCAGTATAGTCTCCATCTTTTATATCTGTTATGTCTTTATAAACCTTAACATCCCAATTTTTGCTAGGCTCTTTAACTATTAGCCCAACAATACCAAGTTGACTTCTTTTAACTGCCGTAACTGCCAACTGTTTAAAAATTATTTCAATTTTTGGTAATCCCATTTTACCCTCCTATTTTCTATCAAATTTATACTCTAATTCTTCCATCATTTCTGCATTTATGTCATTTTCTATCTGTTCCATAGTTATGCTATCAAAACTTACAATAAGCACTCCATCATCAGTTTCTTCAAATTCAATTTCGTTAACTGGGATTGCAAAAGTTTCATTAACCCATAATGTACCTAAGAAAGCACTTTCAATTTCATCAGATATTTTTAATCTTTCTTCTCTTCCTTTACCAGGTAAAGTAGTAAAAAAATAAATTCTGATTGTAAAGTTTCTTTCCTTAAAAGTTGTCATAAAAGCACTTGTTTTAAGACCATCTAACTCAGTTCTAAAACTAGGTCTATTGAATTTTTCAGATAAATCTTTACTGTCAATTTCTATTTTAGGAAATGTTTCTTTCAATTTTGTATTAACTGCTTTTAGTATCTGACTTAGTTTAATCATTAGAAACCTCCATTTTTAATAACTTCATCAATAAAGTCATCTGCAGCTTTTAAAAATTCATCTTGAAACTCTCTCTGTGAATCTTCTAAAATATGCTCTCCTTTTTTAAAACCATGTTCTTTCCCAGTTTTATCTTTTATGATATGCCCATTCTCTATTAAATGAGCATGAGGCATTGAGTTATAAACTCTAACTGTATCTTCTTCACCTTTATATTTATAAACTTTACCTCTTTTAAAACCTTTTAAATAGTTACCTTTTTTTACTTTTACCTTAGATTTTGCTTTCTTTTTAGCCTTAGCTTTCAGTTTATTACCTTGTTTTTGTAAGAATTTTTTAGCTTCTTTTGGGTATTTTCTAGCAAGTCTTAATACTTCTTCTTCAAGTTCTTTTAAATCATCTGTTGAAAAAACTCCCATTTTTACTCCTCTTTTCTTACACAAAAAACTTCTATGAACTGATTATCTTTAAAATCTCTGTTAAAATAGATAACTTCATACTTCAAGCCCTCATAAATAAAAAACCAGTCCTTTTTTATTTCAGGAACTGATTTTACTCTAAATATGAATTTGAATTGATGTTGATTTTCTTCTGTTCCAGCTTCTCCATTTTTTACACTAGAATTTAAAGGAACTATTTCACAGTATGCTTTTTTAAATAACTCTGGCTTTTTATCATTTTCTCCAAGTTCATTAGTTGTATCTATCATGTAATATACATCAATAAGATGTCTTAATCTCTTAGTTATATCATTCAAAGTTATCACCCACTTGCAATTGAGTTAATAAACTTCTAGCTGTATAACTAAGGTCTTTACTTTCCTTTTGCTCTCTGTTATCATACCAATCTTGCACAAGTACACAAGCTAGAATTTTAGACCTTTTAATAAACTTTTCCTTTGTTGCTTTTTTATCAAAGTCATTTATTGCATCTCTAAGATAATCTATTGCTGCAATCATTAAAGATTGCAACAATGTATCATCTTCATTGTAATCAATTCTTAGATAATTTTTAGCTTCTTCCAAAGTTAAAATATCTTCCATATTAATCACCTATTAAGCTGTTTCAATTTCAAGGTATTTCATTGCATTTTTATCAACTTTTTTAACGTCAAATCTTTCTATTGCTCTAATATAAGTAGCATTCTTAGTAAATCCAGCTTCAGTTGATACTGCAAGTTCTAAACCTTCTCTGTCAAAGAATGTTATAAATTCTTCTAAATCTCCAACAAATACTGGTGCTTTTGTTCCATTCATTTCTAATTGAGCGTCTGATAACATAACTATTTCTCTTCCTTTAAAAAGTTTTTTAGTTTCATCTTGTAAGCTAGTACCTAAAAGTGGTCTACCTTGCTTATCTTTTACTTTATCTAAAGTATCAAAATAAGTTTGATTCATAAAAACTTTTGCATTTAATGATATTGCTGGATCTAATCCTTTATTTAAAGCAGTTGTTATTGCATCATAATCAGTTGCTTGTTCTGGATTTAAAGTTTTTAAAATAGTTAATATCTTTTTGTTTTCCGTATTTACAGCCTTTTTAACGAATCTTTTACCTATATAAGCAGTTAAATTTGCATTTTCATCTGCAAGTAAACTATTTGATATTGGGATAATATCTCCATAGTCAGCAACATTATATGTAACTTGTGCAAAATCTATATCAGATTGACCTATTTCATTCAATTCTTCAAAAGCTATTAATTCACCTGTTCCATCTGTTTCAATAGGCATAGTTCCCTTTAATGAAGTTACAGGTAGAACATTACAGTATTCTTTCAATGCTATTTTGTTTCTTCTTAATTCTTTTATTTCTTTAAATTGTTCAGTTGGAACTAAGTAACCACCCTTGCCATCTGTTGCTTCTACTTGTCCTGGTGTTCCAGCTTGATTTAAAAATTGTTTTTCTTCTTCTGTTATAGATTTTCCTAATAGAACTCTATTATAAATTCTATTAACATTCATTTCTTCTTTTGTTCCTAATGGTGCTTTATTACCTTTATTCATAACTGTTAAAGCCTCCTCTGTTTCTGCTTCTTTTATTCTATTTTCTAAATCTTTTAAACCATTTAACTTAGCATGTGCCTCTTCAATCTTTCCACTATCTTTTAATGCTGTAATTTCATTTCTAAGTGTTTCTAATTCCTTTTTTAATTCTACTGATTTTTTCATAATTAAATACCTCCTGTTAATAATGCAATCTCAATTTCTTTGTTCAATCTATCAAGTCTTACTTGTTCTTTTTTATTTT